TGAAGTGTACGGTCTAGACAAATTTCTCAGCGAGTAATCGTCATAAAGTGCGGTTTCCCAGTTCCGGACAGGCGGTTTCCAAATCTCCGGAACTGCGGCTCCGCCGCACCGGAATATTCAATTGAGGCAAAAACCCGCCATGGTTCTGTGGTTTTTTGCACCCAATATGCTGTGAACGGCTGGTGTGCACGAATCAGCCCTTCTAATGATGGACCGGTCTCGGAAGCAATTGTAGACAGAATTATCCATAATGCCTATGAAATCATTATAGATGGAGATGTATCAATGCGTGAACGCCATGGATTGGGTACCCCCAAAAAGGAAGGTGAGCCCATCGAATAATATTCCTTACCACGACAACGTTAACATGGAGTTGTCAACCCCAAATTTGACGTAGGCTACTTCCAGCCTGTGACGGATTGTTGATTATCTCGGATTCATTCCAGGAATAGTAGCTGGCCTTCACGCCCGTAAGGGTGGCCTTATTTCGGCGTGAAGGTGGCCTTAAATGACCGGACTCGTGGTCTTGTTAGACCGGAATACACACGTTTTCGGAGATTGAACGGCTTTCCTCCTGTCTAATGACTCAATGATTGATAAAATTTAACGATTTATCGAGGGTGGGTGTCAGGGGTGTGCATTTTTCTGGAGGGGTGTGCAAATTAGAACGGGTACCGAATTTGCTTGATTTAGTCTCATATCTGAATTTGGGTCCTAGGACGAATTGTTACACGTTCTTTAATCTTAACTCGGTTCTGTAGTTTTTGATAAAGTTCAATGTCATCTTCGGCATCATACGAAAAAGTGATCGCTAAAGCATATTGTTGTGGCAATTGCATATCTGGATGTTTAAATTTTGCTTTTCCAGAAACCAAAATATAAATATAAGGTTCATTTACATCCCATAAAAGATCACTTCCGCCGCGTTCCTTCTTTTCCCACACGCGTTGTTGTAATGTTGAGTTTTGTAATTCCTGATACCCTGGGGAAAACGGCCCCTTGAAATTATTAGGCATTTTATTGATGATGTCTTCGGCATCCCCACCGGTTTCCATTTTGGCTTTGTACAATAAAAGCGTGTCTTGATCTATTCTCCTGAAAACCTCAAACCACATAGAATTCGCAATATATTCCTTGCGGCTTAACCGCGTTGGTGGATTATATGCCATGCCAATAGCAATTCTCTTGTTCGCACGTAACTCGACGAATTCTTTGGGAACAGGTATTTTATATAGGTGAAACGTCTTTAGATCTAAGACATCTTCCGAAAACATTGTAACTTGTTGAGTTCCTGAATATAAAACACTATCATCAACTTTTCCGTACCCAACCAGCCGCAACCTTTGCTGTTGTTTAGGTATCTTTTCATTAATGCATAGGGGATCCGTAGAATTTTCCGTCCATTCCCTCATTCTTTGAGAACATCTCGCTGAACTTGCTAAAACTGCTTTAATTAGGTTAGCGGAAGGGGGCGCTTCAATTTGGTTTTCTAGCGCTCGCTCTATCCTTGCAGCAATATGTGTTACATGTGGAGCAGCAAAACTGGTCCCACACCACCCTTTAAACAATCTATCATGGCGATTACTTAGAGTAGGCTCTAACAATTTCATGTCTCTCTCGAACCATCTATTATTTCCGCGAGTAATCTGAGTAAGCGCGTAATTACCCCCATAATCCACAAACTCTGGCTTTATGGCACCATTTACTCCCAATCCAATACGAGTATAAACTGACATATAATCTTTATCTCCCGCAGATACCCTAGCTATACCGGCTCGCGAGTTGTCAGGTTCAGCAAATCTTGTTATTGAACCAACGGTAATACTAAGTGCAGCGGTCGCTGGATCTATCAAACGATGTTCTTCAAGAAAAAGTTGATCCCGACACTTTTCAATAAAATCTTCTCTAGATGTAAAATCTGGAATGTTGGGATACACAACATTGCCGGCGCTCACCACGATTATCACGTCTAACTCTCGTGATACCTGATCTAGCACCTCAGCCCATGCTAATTGTCGACCGCCACCATATATATGATCACAATCGCCAGCAGATAAATTGAAAACCCGACAACCATATTCTCTGTTAAAGAATTCAATAGCTTCTTTTACAATCTGCTCTGGTCTTTTTTCCTCTGCAAACACAGGACAATCATGCTCATTATGCATTACTTTCCCATTACATATTCTTACAAGCGGTCTAAAGTATCGCGAGCTTAATGCTTCATCAAAATCGCCAAATGCAACTATTCCTGCAACACCAGTCCCATGACCATGTAAATCTGAAGTAGTATTTTCGGTTTGGTCAAAATCTTCTTCCCCAACAATAATATTTGACAATAAACTATTTGCAGAAAATACACCTGTATCGATTACTGTTGCCAATGGCGCATTTTCATCTAGCGTGTCCTCAATAATGGGATCAAAATCTTCTGTATACAATTCATAGGGTTCTGGCGAAACTGCACCAAGTGGCAAATCTACTATTGCAACAATATCCATATCCAAAAGAACATTAAGAGTAAATTCGTTTACTCTTGCACGACCCAATAATAAACTGGGCAATTCAAATAGGTCCCCTACCAAAGTGCTCCCCTGCGTCCCAAGAGCAGTTCTTATTTGACTTTCAATTTGATTAATTTGCGTTCTATCTCCGCTATACCAGATATCAAAGTTGACAATAAAAAAACCAGTTGGCAAATTCCCACTTTCAAAACTTTTCTGTAGCCGCTGCCCAATGCGGTCTTCCCGTGAGACGCGTCGAATACTTTCTATGCAATCAAATAGATCTCTACGCTGGGCATATGTCAGTAAAGCAACTGATGGGTCATCTGATTCCCATAAGGATCTCTCATAGTCAAAGGAGTCTAACGCAGCTTTATCTTCAAACTGTATAAGCAACCTTGTATTATACGTCTGAGGGATTTTATTCTCTTCAACTAAATAGAGACTGAATTTATTTAGCATACGATCAAGGATATCTGGTGACATAGCATCACTTAACAACTCTAAAACTAACAGGTTATCTGATTGTATCCCCGCTATCGTACGTTTTTCGCCAATTTCTTGAATAACCTGTGTCAATTCAGCTTTCAATGCCATGCCATGAGAGCCCCTATTTTTGGGCTGAGGACGTGGTGGATTCGGATTAGCTCTTCCGCGATAGTCGCTGATCAAATCTTCTCGCGCAATTTCAATATGATTTGCCATCATCAGCCTCCTTCCCCCGAAAAATTAGTATTGAGTTTTCCTTAGTGAAACAATCCTCACCTGTTTATTAACAGCATATTCGATATCCTTTTTGCTATAGATTTTTCTACCCTCTAGAATGCACTCTTTCATGATAGTCTGACACACTTGCTCCACATCCGCATGGGAGAAGTTGGTCATATTCATCATAAACTCTTTGATAACATGGTCCGGACCATTAAACCTCCCAATTTTTAACTTGAAGATTGCCTCTCGTTCTTCATCCGTGGGCATATCAAAGCGAATTGTTTCATCAAACCTCCGCCATATAGCATAATCTAAAGATTGCTCAAAATTTGTTGCAGCTATTACAAGCGAACGTCCTTTGAAATTATCAATCTGCTGCAAAAACGTATTTACAACACGTTTTATTTCTCCATGCTCAAACTGATCATTTCGGCTTCGTCCAATGGTATCAAATTCATCGAAAAATATAACAAAACTATCTTTCTTTGCATAATCAAATACCTTGCGAATGTTGCTTGCAGTCTCACCTAAATATGAAGAAATCAATGCATCGAACCTAACATAAAGCATAGGAATTCCAATTTCTGCTGCGATGGCTTGACTAGCAAGTGTTTTCCCGCAACCTGGGGGACCATAGAATAAGACCCTTCTTGTTGGAAACACACCGTTAGAACATAAAACATCCCAATTAGTAAACTCTTTTATAATCTGTTCGATTTGTTGAACTTTCTCATCAGAAACAACCAAATCACTTAGATATTTTTCTGGATACATGACTTCAAACAGGGCTACCTCTTTACCCTTATCCTTAGGTGTGCCCAAAGAATAGGTTGTCATTGATTGCCTTTGGTTGCCAGAACCGTTGGTAAGAATCATCTTAAGATCATCCGCAAGGATTCCATGATTCTTTTTTCTTTCGTCTTCAATAATATCATTGGCTATTCTCATGAACGCATCAGTGTCATTTTGTTTAAAGCTACTAAAAAGCTTCTTTAATAAATCTGCTCTGGCCATATACATTCTCCTTCATTCTAAAATGTCTTTTGTTATGCCCTGCTAAAGCTTTTCCAATTTAGAAACAATGTCAGCCCTTACATTTTGCTTATTGCAGAACTCTAAAATTCGCATTTTGGCCAGACGGCTTGGAGTTGTATGCCCGTTTTCCCAGCGGTTAAGCGTTGAAAAACTCACATTAAGCTCACGCGCAAACTGCTCCTGTGTAATGTTCATCTGCAAACGGATTTCTTTTAAGACCTCATCAATGGACACTACATACACCTCCGAAATGGAGTATAGCACTTGCTATAGCGTATGGCAAGTGTATAGCGAACTTTTTGAATTCTGAATTATTCCTATGCATTCATCAATTATATCTACTCGAACAATGGTTCTATCTCGAAATGTGATAAGGTTCGATTCATACATAAACTGTTAGCGAATCCACATTGCAGTTGGCCTTCCAGCTAAAAAGACAACATCCAACTCTCCGTCTATCCCAATTTCAATATGATTCAGAGTTTTAAGGACCAGTTCATAAGGTATCCTGTCGATTCTTTCTATTTTCTCGACTAATCCCATCAATTCCCTGGCCCTATAAGCCATCAGTAAATCCTCGCCTTCAATGGCCTTCTGCCACTCCGGCAAATAGCGCTCTCTTTTATCAACCAACCGATTCCATGCCCTGATGAAAGCCAACTCTGGCTCACTGGCTGAAACTCGGATATCAGTGCATAGCATGGGCCTTTCCCAGGGTTTCTTCCTACGCCTTATGTTATATGGTTTGGTTGAGCCTCTGTCCGGCCTGATAATGGTGAAGGTACGTCCTTCAATCTCCGCCCCCTGCTTCCCGAAAAAACTGCTGCAGCGCCAGTACTTTTGACCCTCCTCACCCTTCTTCTTCGAGCCTATCAGCATATAAGTACACCCGCAGGTCGAGCAGGTTATCCTGGCTGACAGCGGGTGCTTTGCGTTACTTCTATGGTATGTTGATATATGATGATTCTGGCAGTATCGCCTCTGCCTTTCCAGTTCCAGCTGTACGCACTCCCATGTATTCCTGTCTATGATCCCCGGATGTGAACCTTCTATATAATACTGCGGCAGCTCCCCTCTATTCTTAGCCCGTCTTTTGGTAAGATAGTCGGCATTATAGGTCTTCTGAAATCGGGTGTCGCCCTTCATTTTCTCATTGGTCAGGACTTTTTTGATATGGCTGGCGCACCATTCTTTCCCGCCATAGGCCATCGGTACTTTTTCATCTGTTAACCGCCTGGCGATCTGAAAAGTACCGTATCCGTCTAGGAAATCCTGATAGATCCTTCTGACTATTGCTGCCTGAGCTTCATTAATAATCAGGTTGCCATCCTTGTCCTTGTCATAGCCCAGGAATTTGCCGCTGGGGATACTCTGAACATGACCCCGCTCATACTTACGTCGTATACCCCATTTAACATTCTCTGATAAAGCCAGGCTCTCAGTTTGGGCCACAGCTGAAATTAAGGAGATCAGCACTTCCCCCTGGCTGGTGAGACTATGTATCTGTTCCTTCTCAAAGAACACATCTACATTTAATGCTTTCAGTTCTCGGAGACTTCTCAAACAGTCCAGGGTATTCCTGCCGAAGCGGGAAAGGCTCTTGGTGATAATCATATCGATCTGACCATCTCGGGCATCTTGCATCAATCGGTTGAATGCTTCCCGCTTCTTCAGGTCAGTGCCGGAGATCCCTTCATCGGTATAGATGCCGGCAAAGAGATAATCGGGATTATCGTTTATATACTTTTCATAGTAACTGGTCTGGGCATTTAAGCTGCCCAGCTGTTCCTCACTGCCTGAAGATACCCGGCAGTAGGCAGCTACTCGTTTCTTAGCCTCGTCATTCCCTGTTGTTTTTGCACCCTCTGTACTGGGCAGCGGGTACAAGACGGAAATCCTCTTTGGTCCTCTTTTTACGACCCTTGCCATATATAACCCCCTCTACTACCATTGGCTCAGTTATATGTATGTCTTTAACTAGCTCCTGCAATATCCCGTCAGTTATCCGCATTCCCTGGCACATGGCTTTACCCTTATGCAGATAAGTTGCACAGATCCAGCTCACCCACTGACCATCATGGACCACCCTGGTTAAGGAAGCACCGCAAAAAGGGCAGCGCAGCATGCCACTAAAGGGATAGATTTTCTTACGTCTTTTCTCCCGGATTATCTGGGCGGCTTCCCAGTCCAATCGGGTAATAATAGCCGGATGGTTGTCTTCGATATAGTACTTGTCCTTCTGCCCCCGGTTGATAATCTGCCGGCCGTTATCTGCTACAAAGGACTTCTGCATCAAACAATCCCCGGCATACTTTTCATTGGATATGATTCTTAATATTCGGTGTGAACTCCAGGGCTTTTTGTTGTAGGTAGGAATGCTCTGGTCATTTAGTATCTGGGCAATTTTATAGCCAGAAATACCCGCAAGGTACAGCTTATATATTTGCCGAACTATTTTCGCTTGCTCTTGGTTGACGATAAGGTTACCTTTACTGTCCTTGTCATAGCCCAGCAGCCGATTGGTATCAACCATGACATCGCCTCGCTTACACTTGTTCTGCATAGCCCACTGCACATTGCTTCGTACTGACTTCCGCTCTTCTTCAGCGATCGCGGCCAAAACAGTTATGAGAAGCTCTCCTTCAGACTTCAAGGTGTTGACCATTTCTTCTTCAAACACGATTCCTATTCCCATGTCCCTCAACTCCCGCACATATTTGAGCAGCAACAGGGTATTCCTGGCAAAGCGGGATATTGATTTGGTGATGACAATGTCAATCTCACCGCTCCTGGCTTTGTCCATCATGGCCAAAAATCCGGGGCGGTTTTCTTTAGCCCCGGATATGCCGGCATCTGAGAATATGCCGCAGTATTCATAGTCTGGATTGGATGATATTAAGCGTTCATAATACTGGGTTTGGTTTTCAAGTGAATTTAGCTGCTCCCGGTGGTCGGTCGAGACTCTGACATAGGCGCAGACTTTGAGTCTGGAAGGAATGAGGAAAGGATGTTGCCGGCGGGTGACTTCGGTGATGTTTCTCATTTTGATTCCAGTCTCCAGGGCAGTTCGGTTCCGTCTTTAAACTGAAATACTACCTCCTGCTCTGATTTGACAACCATTGCATTAAGTGTGGCCGACCACAGCCCCTCGTCAAACTCAGTTAGCAGCTGGTCCTGCTTGGTCAATTTTTTAATAAAGGCTTTCATTTGGCTGCGTCGGGCCTGGCGCATGGTTATATCAGTGTTTAATTCCTGCCGCCTGGTTTGTAGTTCATTGTACCTGGTCACATACCCGCTGTACTTACGGTTGTATTCGCTTTGCTCTAAGATTGAACGGGCATTCTCGGCAATGAGCTTTTGTATTAACACTTCAATGGATGCACAATCTTCGTCGATCTTAGCAATTTCTCTTTCCTGCCGCCGGCAGTCAGTTATCTGGGCTATAATTTCATCGTAGTTCGCCAGTATCTCATCTTTGTTATCTATAAGGCTGTTGAAGGCTTCCATAAATGCTTTCTTTATGTTTTCTTCTTTCAGGTGGGGAGTGGTGCAGAATTCTTGCTCTTTGAATTTCCGGTTGCACTGCCAGACGGTGCGAGCATATTTGCTGTTTGACTGCCATACTTTACGACCGTAAAAACTGCCGCAGTCTCCACATACAATACGGCTGGCAAAGCAGCTTATACCGCTGATATATCTCCCTCCGGCTTTGCGTCTCCGAAACTCATCCTGCACCAGTTCGAAAGTCTCCGGCGGTATAATGGCGGGGTGGCTGTTCTCCACATAATATTGAGGTATTTCACCCTCGTTGATTTTCATCTTCTTGGTAAGAAAATCCACAGTAAATCGTTTCTGCAGGATGGCATCGCCCTTGTATTTTTCGTTGGTCAAGATGCTTTTAACCGTGCTGGGCTGCCATTTTTGCTTGCCGGACGGGGTTGGTATCCCCTTCTTTGTAAGATAGCTGGCAATACCTGACGGGGTTTTGCCTTCTAAGAACATCTTGTAAATCAGCCGTACCGTCTTGGCTTCGACTTCGATAATTTGGGGCAATCCATCCTCGCCCTTTTCATAACCTAGAAACCGTTTGTAGGGAAGGCTTACCTTGCCATCCGCAAACCGCTTGCGCTGGCCCCATTGGACGTTGAGACTGAGTGATCTTGATTCTTCTTGTCTAATGACTCAATGATTGATAAAATTTAACGATTATCCGGGGTTGGGTGTCAGGGGTGTGCATTTTTCTGGAGGGGGGTGCAAAATAGGATTTATTGCCGTTTTCTAGGCATTTTTCGTTGAAGGTATTTTATTACTAATTACCCTACCGTGCTGTAGAACCTAATGTTTGGTTGGCTAAATTAACTTGATCGCATCGTTATATATCTGCTGGACTTTACCCCTGAATTCATTTTCGTCCAAGTATTCTGGTCGCTCTGATCTTTCATCGGTATTTGGCTCATAATAAGAGCATATGTCTGGCAATTCCTCGTTCAATAGTTCGTATAAAGCTGGATTAGCCCTTTTCATTGCGGATCCGAATTCTATCAAGGCATCAGGCAAATCAAAGGAAAAAGTGTCTGCCTTAACATTTCCCTCCAAAAAGTCTTTTATCATTCCCATTATTCGTGTAGCGGACATCTTAAACCTCCTCCCCTTTCCAGCAGAAGAACCTCAAAAACGTCTTTGCCCAAATACTTTCCGAGCACCTCGGCCATCTGGAAGCAACATGAATTGTGCACACAGATAAAAGCCACCTTCATTTTTTTCTTCATTCAAAATTAGATTTTGTTTTTGGTTATCGACCCACCCAACCAATGTTGCGTGAACCTAGTATTACTTTCATTTCTGATTATAGACCGGAGGCTTGATTTTGAGAACGATGCCAATGGCAACCGAGGCCAGCAAGCCCAGGCAACCCCCAAACCAGAAGGGAGCAGCGGAACCAAACGAGTTCCACAATATTCCCGCGAAGATGGAAGCCGGCAGCAAAGCGATACCTACCAGGGTTGCATGCATCCCTAGTAGAGTGCCTTTCAGATTTGGTGGGGCCATATCTGCAATTAAAGCTCTCTCTACCCCGCTGGTAAAAGCGGTATAGGCACCGTACACCACAAAGAGCATTATCATGGCATATTGGCCAGTTAACAACGCGAAACCGATGTAGACCAGGCCAAAGAGGGCATATCCGGAAACTAGCAAGGCCCGGCGGCCAATTTTGTCTGACAACTTGCCGGAAGGCCAAGCCAGCGCCGAAGCCACTATGGTGTAAGCAAAATAAAGCAATATCACGGTCTGCTCACTATAACCGGCACTCTGCGCTTTTAGGAGTAAGAAAGCGTTTGATGAATTGCCCAAGGTGAACACGAAGGCAATGACCAGGAAGGCCTTAAAACGCCAGTCTAACTCTTTGAATTTGAATTCCAATTTTTTATGCTCAGGGGCATGGTCCTTTTTCTCTTGGACGAACAATAAGATGATTATCCCCAGCATCGCCGGAATAATGGAAAGAGCAAATATCCCGAAGATCCCTTTGTAACTGAACGCATCGCTGGTCACTAGAAAATAAGCGATCAGAATACCCAGGGCCGAGCCCAACATGTCGAGCATCTTGTGCAGTCCGAAAGAGCCCCCCCGGTTATCCGCCAGACAACTCTCCGCAATCAGGGCATCGCGGGGCGCGGTTCTGATTCCCTTGCCGACCCGATCAACTACCCGGGCTACCAGCACCCCGCTCCAGGAGGTCGCCAGCAACAATAAAACCTTATAGATAACTGCGCCGGAATAACCCCAAATGGTGAGCTGCTTTTTATTGCGGTATTTATCCGCAATATAACCACTGAAAACCTTGAGCAGACTAGCGGCGCTTTCAGCAATCCCTTCTATGATCCCTAAAATAGCAGGGGTAGCCCCTAAAGTGGAGGTCAAATAGAGCGGGATGAGCGGATAGACCATCTCCGAGCTCATATCCACAAACATACTGACAAGTCCCAGTAAAACAATATTGCTCAATTTTATTCTTCTTATTTTTACCATCATCCAATTTCCCTCGCATTACTTATCCTCTATTAATATTGTCTGGGATTTGTCCTGGATGGTTGTCAGGGATGTGCATTTTCCTGGAGGGGTGTGCAAGATCTGAAAACCTGAGCCTCCTCGTTTTTTGAAAGCTACCATTTTTCCACAAATGATTCGCACCATTCAATTTCTTCACATTCTGAATCAATAACGGTGCTTAATTCACGTTTCATCCCCTCATACTTTGTACATGCTTCATCTAAAAATAGTGCAAAGGCTGTATGAACCATCAACCCATATACTCCGCAAGTTATGGAATATAATGCTTCTGAATTCTTCTCAAGCGTAATCCGGCAAGCCCCCTCATATGCCTCATCAGCAATTATAGTGCCGCCTTCGGAGCCTTCCTCGCCTATAGTTTTCCCCTCATCAATTGCGATCCACACGGTATGTACCTCCTAGAGATTTGGTTGCCGATTGCAAATTCACAAATGCTTCAATTTATTTGTCTGCCTTCTTTGAAGGCTTTTCGAGCTTGGTTCAGCGACATAACATTTGCCCCTCCATCGTAGTCAGGATCGTCCCGCTGAATGGGGTCATCTTCCCAGCCACAAACAGAACAGATGTCATAATGGCCTTCATCGTCAAGAGTTCTTTTACCACAACAGGGGCATTCAAACATGAACCGTCACCACCGCATTTATGAATTCTTTAAACTATTGAGCCTTTAATTGCTTCTGCCAATGTCCCCTTATCATCATCCTCAAGGATTTCCCATCGACCCGTAAGAGTGCCTGAAAGGTTTCCCGGCTCAACCGGATCATATAAACACCCATCTGGATCATTGGGATCATCGTCAATAACCCTTAACATTTCCTCTTCAACGCCAAGAATAGTGTATATCTTGTTGGGGGTTAACATCATTGCCCCTATCTTTGGACCCAGATACCTTGCTTTCATTCCGTTTTCACCTTCTTAGTCCATACTCTTAAATGTGTTTACCATCTTCTATTTGCTGCCAACTAAACAACTGTCGGTCAACTTCAAACTAGTCATTTATTTGGTTGTTTTCGCAGTTTTCGCAATACTTAAGTGCTGTCTCCCGATCTATCTTGTCTTCGAGGCTGTCCATTTTAATCATTCCGTAAGCAGCAATGGTGATGTCGTAACAGTATCCGTCATTAATCTTGCGCTTTAAAAGCGGACACATTAATTCAGTTGACATGTTTTTCGACCACCTCCATTCGACATAGATAAAGAATAACAAAACTCCTGATTTTTTCTTATGATTTCACCAAGTATTATATTCTTCCTTTGTCGGTATTTGCCTACTTTTCGGGAATCGATAGCTTTATGCCTATCACAACCATTAATTCCACTAAGTGTCTGTGAGATCTGCAGTCACTGTCCACCCTTTTCCGAGAAAAGTCCTACAATGCCATTACACCTAGCTTTTTTAACGTTCCTTTTTGTGCCTATGAGCGCATAAATACACCCACATGTCGAACACATAGAACGGTGGGTGTTTTTCCTTTACTCATGATCCAGCATGCCGCATTGCTTCAGCATGTCAATATTTTTCAAACCCTTCTATCTTTTCACTTAGGAACTCCACCAACTGCTCAATGTCCGAACGATACAGAGGCAGTGTATAGTGTTCCTCACTATATCCATCATCCAGTGACAAGTAAAAAATAAACTCCGCCGAAATATCCTCTATTTCAAAGCCCTCTTTTATGTAAGTGTAGTGCTGGTCATTTCTCTTATCATATTTCGGATTGAGCGAAATTTGCATATCAGGCTCAAGGAATTCTAATTTACGTTTTTCGGTAATACAGCCGTTCAGTAAATTGATAAGCGAATCGTTTATTTCCTTTAGTTCTGTAAATTCTAAAAATCCCGAACCAGTCTGATAGTTAAAATAACGGTTTTCAACAGAGATGCAGGCATCGGTCCAAAAATAATCTCCATCGTTGTAGCCTTTATCTGAAAAAAAGAAACGGAAGGTAGTGCCCCCCGAATATAACTTTAATTCATTGCTCATCGTTTACCCTCCCAACAGCGCTTTAACAGCGTTCTCGTCGACCTTGACGAAACCATGGTTGCCGATAGCGTTAAAACCACCGCCAAAAATGAATAGGGATATTCTGATCTTCACTTATAAATTCACCAAGTATTTGATTCTTCCTTTGTCTTCTTCACTAAAATCGATGCCCCTGGGCTTATCCCGACAGATTTCCCTACAAATTATTGAAACAGCAGATTAATCTCCAAGCTAGCTCAGCTGTATCTGTATTTTACCTTTATCAACCATGAATCCTGCCAAGAAAATCACCTTAATACTCCCATCCACTCCATGCTCAATATGATCCAGCGTCTTTAGCATCAGGTCATATGGCATCGCATCAATATGCCCCACCTGCTTAACCAGCCTCATCAATTCTCTGGTGCGGTAAGCCTTGAGCAAATCGTTGCCATCCAAAGCATGCTGCCACTCCGGCAAATAGCGTTCTCTTTCGCCAACCAGCTGATTCCATGCTTTTATAAAAGCCAGCTCCGGCTCGCCGGCTGGGATCAAGATATCAGTGCATAGCATCGGCCTTTCCTCAGGTTTCTTCCTTCGCCTTATGTTGTACGGCTTGGTCGAGCCTCTGTCCGGCCTGATAATGGTGGAGGTACGCCCTTCAATCTCCGCCCCCTGCTTCCCAACAATGCTGCTGCAACGCCAGTACTTTTTGCCCTCCTCGCCTTTCTTCTTTGACTTGATCTGCATAAAAGTGCACCCGCAGGTCGAGCAGGTTATCCTGGCTGACAGCGGGTGTTTTTCGTTACTCCAATGGTAGGTTGATATATGATGGTCCTGGCAGTATCGCTTCTGTCTTGCCAATTCCAGTTGTACACACTCCCACATGTCTCTATCTATAATTCCCGGATGAGTTCCTTCCATATAATATTGCGGCAGCTCCCCTCTATTCTTGGCCCGTCTCTTGGTAAGATAGTCGGCATTATAGGTCTTTTGAAATCGGGTGTCGCCCTTCATTTTCTCATTGGTCAGGACTTTTTTGATATGGCTGGCACACCATTCCTTCCCGCCACAGGCCATCGGTACTTTTTCATCGGTTAACCGCCTGGCGATCTGAAAAGTACCGTATCCGTCCAGGAATTCCTGATAGATTCTTCTTACTGTTTCAGCCTGGGCTGGGTTGATGATGAGATTACCCTGTTGGTCCTTGTCATAGCCCAGGAATTTGCCGCTGGGGATGCTCTTTACATTTCCCCGTTCATACTTGCGACGTATACCCCATTTCACGTTCTCGGACTGTGCCAGGCTTTCAGTTTGTGCCACCGCCGAAATCAGAGTGAGCAATACTTCCCCCTGGCTGGTCAAGCTGTGGATCTTCTCCTTCTCGAAAAACACATCTACATTCAATGATTTCAATTCTCGCAAACATTTCAGGCAGTCCAGGGTATTCCTGCCGAAGCGGGACAAACTCTTGGTGATGATCATATCTATGTAACCTGCCCTGGCATCCTGGAGCATGCGGTTGAAGGCATCCCGCTTTTTTAAATCGGTGCCGGAGATGCCCTCATCGGTATAGATACCGACAAAGATATAGTCCGGATTATCGTTTATGTATTTTTCATAGTAGTTGACCTGGGTATTCAAGCTGCCTATCTGCTCTTCGCTGCCCGAGGATACCCGGCAATAGGCAGCCACCCGTTTCTTAGTCTTGTCACGGCCGCTTGGATTTGAATCCGCTGTATTGGGCAGCGGGTATAAGACGGAAATTCTCTTTGGACCTCTTTTGGCGAGCCTTGCCATAATTGACCCCCTCCACTACCATCGGTTCCGTAATAGATGTATCTCCAATCAGTTCCTCCAAGATCTCATCAGTTATTCTAATCCCCAAACACTCTTTCTTACCCTTATGCAGATAAGTGGCACAGACCCATTTCACCAACTTACGCTCTTGCACCACCCTTATCAAGGTCGCTCCACACCAAGGACAGCGCAGCATGCTGCTCAAGGGATAGGTCTTCTTGCGTCTGTTCTCCCGGATAATCTGGACCGCTTCCCAGTCCTTACGTTCGATGATGGCTGGATGGTTGTCTTGAATGAAGTACTTATCCATCTGGCCCCGGTTGATAATCTGCTTACCGTTATCAGCTACGTATGATTTCTGCATCAAGCAGTCGCCACAATATTTCTCATTGCCTATGATGCTTACAATCCGATGCGATTTCCAGGGTTTTTCAGTATAGGTAGGCACTTTGTTTTGATTAAGTATCTGGGCAATTCTGTAGCCCGAGATACCCTCAAGGTACAGTTGGTAGATATACCTGACAATCGAAGCCTGCGCCTCATTTATCACGAGATTTCCCTTGCTGTCTTTGTCATAGCCCAGCAGACGTTTGGTATCAACCATCACCTCCCCCCGTTTGCATTTATTCTGCATGGCCCACTGTACATTGCCGCGCACTGACTTTCTCTCTTCCTCAGCGATAGCGGCTAGTACCGAAAGCAGCAGTTCCCCTTCCGCCTTCAGGGTGTGGACCTTTTCTTCTTCAAAGATGATCCCTACCCCAATATCCCTCAGTTCCCGCACATATTTGAGCAGCATTAAGGTATTTCTGGCAAATCTGGAGATGGATTTAGTAATAATCAGATCTATCTCCCCGCTCCTGGCTTTCTCCATCATCGCCAAAAATCCGGGGCGGTTTTCTTTAGACCCGGATATGCCGGCATCGGAGAATATGCCGCAGTATTCATAGTCTGGATTGGATGATATCAAGCGTTCATAATACTGGGTTTGATTTTCCAGGGAACTCAATTGCTCCCTGGAGTCGGTCGATACCCTAACATAGGCGCAGACCTTGAGTTGAGTGGTAAGGAAAAGAGGTTTTTGTCGGCGGGTGATTTCGGTGACAGTTCTCATTTGGATTCCATTCTCCAGGGCAGTTCGGTCCCGTCTTTAAACTGAAAGACCACCTCCTGCTCGGATTTGACCACCATGGCATTGAGGGTGGCCGCCCATAATCCTTCATCAAATTCGGTCAGCAGCTGCTCCTGTTTAGTTAACTGCTTGATAAAGGCTTTCATCTGATTGCGCCGGGCCTGGCGCATGGTAATATCAGTGTTTAATTCCTGCCGCCGGGTTTGCAGTTCGTTGTATCTGGTAACGTATCCGCCATACTTACGGTTGTATTCGCTTTGCTCTATTACTGATCTGGCATTTTCGGCGATGAGCTTTTGGATCAACAATTCAATGGCTGCACAATCTTCGTCGATCTTGGCAAGTTCTCTTTCCTGACGCTTGCAATCAGTTATCTGGATTATGATGCCATCATAGTTCGCCAGAATTTCGTCTTTGTTGTCTATCAGGCTGTTGAAGGCTTCCAGGAATGCTTTCTTTATGTTTTCCTCTTTCAGGTGGGGAGTGGTACAGATATCTTGATCTTTGAATTTCCGGTTGCACTGCCAGATGGTGCGGGCATATTTGCTGTTTGATTGCCATACCTTACGGCCGTAGAAACTGCCACAATCCCCGCATACAATCCGGCTGGCAAAGCAGCTTATCCCGCTGATGTATCTCCCTCCAGCTTTACGCCTTCGAAACTCCTCCTGCACCAGTTCAAAGGTCTCGGGTGGTATTATGGCCGGGTGGCTGTTCTCCACATAATATTGCGGTATTTCACCCTCGTTGACTTTCATCTTTTTGGTAAGATAGTCCACTGTGTACATTTTCTGTAAAATAGCGTCCCCCTTGAATTTCTCATTGGTAAGGATACTTTTAACCGTGCTGTGCTGCCAATTTTGCTTGCCGGATGGTGTTGGTATGCCCTTTTTGGTCAGGTAGCTGGCTATACCTGACGGGGTTTTGCCTTCTAAGAACATCTTGTAAATCAGCCGCACAATTTTGGCCTCTGCTTCCACGATCTGCGGCAGGCCATCCTCGCCTTTTTCATAACCTAGAAATCGCTTGTAGGGCAGGCTTACTTTGCCATCCGCAAACCTTTTACGCAATCCCCAAGTCACGTTGGTGGCTATATTGCGGGATTCTTCTTGCGCAAGTGAGCTGAGGATAGACAACATCAGCTCTCCTTTGCTGTCGAAGGTGTAAATATTCTCTTTTTCAAAATATATCTCTACACCCCGATCTTTGAGTTTTCGTACGTTGGTCAAAGTATCGACTGTATTTCGGGCGAACCTGGACACTGATTTGGTGATTATCAGGTCTATCTTGCCGTCCAGCGCATCAGCTACCATACGCTTGAATCCATCACGCTTCTTAGTGCTGGTGGCGGATATTCCTTCATCGGTATACACTTCAACGTATTCCCAATCCGGATTAGCCTTAATGTGCCTGGTATAGTAGTCAACCTGAGCTTCATAGCTGGAAAGCTGTTCTTCACTCGCGGTCGATACTCGCGCATAGGCCGCAACCCTTTTTTTCGATATGTTTTTCACAGTATGCGATACCAAACTGACTTTGGCCGGTATTACTGTTACTGCCCGTGCTACACTCAAATCTTAACCCCCTTCTGATATGCTAGCGCCCTATCCCTGGCCTCCAACCTAGCCTCTTCCGTCCAGCTAAATTTCCGCGACCGGTTTTGCCAGACGGTTTCCACTTCACGACCATTGTGAAAGATATAAATAACCTTATTTGCTTCCGGCACCTGCATATGCTTGACCAGGGACCGGAAAACCACCTCATCAAATTGCTCCAAGCCCAGCACTTCAGCGGTTAGAGAAACTAGAATTGGTTCTGGAATCTGTTTGGCTGGGCAAGCATCCTTGCCGGAGTGGATGAAGGTGGGGCAGTTCCATGCCGCATGGCCCTTGTAGGTAACCCGCCGGTAGTTCTTCCCGCATCGAGGGCAGTGGATTAGACCCGAAAACGGGTAACGGTTAGCTGAGTTTTGCTTTACGTTTCGATTTTCCCGGCGCAGAGCCATTATCTCCTGTGCCTTTTGAAAGGTGGGCAGATCAATAATTGGCTCATGGGTTCCTTCGGCATAATACTTGGGCAGCTTCCCCTT